TATTCAGTGTCACGGCTAAAGGATTCGCCAAAGAGGCGTTTGAGCCAATTCCTTGGACGTTTGACGCGACTCCATTTCCAACCACGGTTGTTACACTTGAATTAGACATATTTACAAAACGCAATGTGTTCGTATCAACCACATATACGTTGTTATTGGAATCTGATATGAGGCCTTGTGGTGTATTAAATTTTGCATTCGCCAGAGTTCCATCCATACTGGAATAATCCGTTTGGACATTCCATTTGGCGGCCAAGTATCCTTCTATATTGATTCTTTCCGTATCTGAAAGAACCGTGTTATATAACATAATTTCGTAGATGGTTCCATTGTAAAACCCTGTTGCGCCTGTGCCTCCTGTATCAATATATGCACCAATCGTTGTCTTTCCTGTACCGTTGAAAGTGCGCAGAGTTGCTGTATCTGATTTTACCAATAGTCCATTCAAATAAATATTCGTGGTTGTTGTGTCTCTAGAATAGGAAAAAGAGTAGATGTATATATTGCTTGTAGTCAAGGCTTTGGAATTTGTTGCCAAACTTGCTTGGCCATTATACATTGTTCCATAATACATTCTTGCTGTATTCAGACTAATTTCTCTTGTTGCACTACCATTCGTTGTCGTTCCAGCCAATACATCGCCAGCCACGAGGGGCGCAGTCAGAACTAAAAATCCTGTCTCAGAGGCAGGAAGAGGCGTGTAAGGTGTCACATAGAAGTTTGTTAGACCGTCGAATGTTAGACCGACCGAAGTAGTGTCCAGTGTGCGTGGTGTAAAAGGGGATATTGTTGTTTTGTAAGGATGTCCTGACGGGAGTGTTACGTTGAATTTTGACGCGAGATATCCTTCCACACTTTGGCGCTGAGAATCTGACAGTGCCGTGTTGTATATCATTAGCGAGTTCAGATTGAAATCTGACGCGATGTTTTCAGGAGTTCCTATTGTGAAATAATCAGGCGACACATCGCTTACTAAATTGTAACCAGTCATCGTGGCATCCCCGCCACCGTTTTGATATATTCTATTGTACTGTCCATCATATACGAAACTCACGAGATACGTTGTTCCAGCTCCATATGTACCAGGCGATACATTATTCACATTGTTATATGGGTGCCAATAGATACGCCCTTGATTATCTGTACTCCATCCAAGTGTAGAGTTAATATAAATTCCCATTGACAGCACATTCGTCGTGTCAATGCCACCGTGTTGTTTGGCCATGAACACATTGGTGGCAGACGTCGCCTTGAATACAAGGAACATGGAGAAAGTCTGTAGATTATTCATGACGTTCACTGGAATATTGAGAGTCTGTGTGGTTGTGGGGGAAGATGCGCCAGGAATTGTTCTGAGGCGTATGCTGCTTTGGCCTGTTGAAGATTGTGGTGTCTGTAATGATAGTGGGTCAACATAAGTATACACAGGTTGATTTGCGACAACGGGTTGTGTGAGATGGTTGCCATTTCCAGATTTATCCGCGAATTTCGATATCAGTGTTCCGCTCGCAGGAATCATTCCATTACCATAAGGGTCCGTTGCATCTACCCACAGCTGTAGAGAATTCGCGCTAGGGACATTTGTAGGAGAAACGGCTACCGTGGAAGGAGGAGTCGCCGTGTCAGGCATGGTTAAACCAGATGTTCCTGTGACCTCCCATTTCTTTGCTAAATAGGCTTCAATAGTCTTTCTTGTTGTAGTAGGCAGCTCATAATTGAATACCAAGATTTCTGATATAGTTCCTTTCATGAATTCACTCGCCACCGTTCTACCAACTGTATTGTTGACAGGAGGTTGTCTGCGAGCAGCTGGTGTATCTGAGGCGTCTGTGCTACCATTTACATATGTGCGACGTTTTGAGCCAGATGTATATGCGGTTGTGTATATGAAAGTCTGATTCGCTGTAAATGTCCCTGATGAAAAAATATCTGATACTTGGCCAGGACCACTATAAAACCAATATGTTACTATATTGTTTGCTGTAGTAGGAGGAGTTATTGAAACTTCATTTTGAGACCCCTTTCTTATACTCAATGAAGAAGAGCCATATGCCAAACCTGCGCCCAAAAGGCCATAGTAATAACCAGGTTGCGCAATCGTATCAGGGAATCTTGCAGCTATAATGATTGTGTAAGAGGAGTTTCCGTAAGGGATTGCGCCATCTGGAAGTTTATAAAACTGGTCTGTTCCATTGAATGATATTCCTGAAGCAACTACAGTTGGTGAGCCTTGGCCCGTTCCGTTATTTCCGCATCCAGATTTATCGAACCAGGTTGGAATGACAGTACCGTTTGTAGGTACTGTTCCTGTATTCAGAGGGTCTTTTCCATCTAGCCATAAGACAAGGGAATTAGGAGCAGTCGTTGAAACTGTGGGAGCCAAGGAAGGATTATATATGGGTATGCTTTTGTATGGATTGCTAGACGACAGGCTTCCTTGTATCTTCCACTTCCACGACAGATACGCTTCTATTTGCATTCTCTGTGCATCGGCGACCTTTGTATTGAATACGAGAAGTTCGTAAATTGTGCCGTTGAATGATGTATTGTAACCAGACACGTTATATCCACCGATTCTTAAGATGTCGCCACCATCACCTTTCACCCATGTCTGACCTAATGTTTTATTTAATGTAAATTGGCTTCCATTGGAATATCCTGTAATATCTGGATTTACCTGGTTGAGATTGTAATTCAGAAGAGTTGTAGTAGTTGCAGAAGTATTCAGATTATAATCGGAAGTATATGTCTGCGCACCATTTACACCACCGTATACATTATTGACCCAAGCATCAAATGGATTTGCAGGAACATTCGAAGTATTATTTAGTGTAGTTCTTAGAAGTAAAGATGAAGCAGTGGCAGTTATATACGTGTTTTTATATACAATAAAGAAATCAAGCTCGTTCTCGAATGTGCCAGAGGGAATAGAGCAAGTTAAATAATTGCTTGCTACTACACCATTTGTTATTTGAATTCCTGGTAAGAATGATGGGGTACCATCTCTTATATATGAGACTGTTCCTGTAGGAATTGCGTTATAATTGTATCCAGATTTATCTATCCACGATGTTAAAGTAAATGTGCCTGATACAGGAACCCCTGTTCCATTAGGGTCTGAAGCATCTAGCCATAAGACTAAGCCAGAGCTTGCAGAATTATTAAATCCTGATTTATCGGACCATCTCATTATGTCTTCATTTGCGATTGCAGGTGTTCCATTGGCATAGGGGTCTGAAGAATCTAGCCAGAGTTTCAGTGATTTAGGCACATAGGCATCCCATTTGCCATTCAGATAGTTTTCTACGTTTAGTCTATCATTGTCAGAGAGGACTGTGTTAAAGAGCATGACTTCATATACGATACCGTTCAAGGGCGAATGGAGAGGGCCTCCAAGGTCGCCATATGACCCAATATATGTTGTTCCTGAGCCGCTGAAATAAGTTACAGGCGCTCCAGTTGCGACGCACACGCCGTTTACAAAGATATTTCTGGAGGCAGAGGAAGTTGTGTAAGAGAAGATATATTTCTGAGCTGGGTTAGGATTTATGGGGGATGTTATTAAAGCGCTGGTGCCACCTGCATTAATTCCTTGTAAATCCAAGCTTTTTGCCCATGATCCAGTATTTATATATGAAAACTGTCTTGCACCAGTTGCACTTCCTGAAATCAGCTCGCCTTGTGCGTAGATATTGTTCAGAGAAACCACGATGAATCCAGTTTCCGTGGTGGGAACGGCGGTGTAATAGGGAATATTATAATACTGTGACGTGCCGTTGAATAAGATACCACCACCAGACACGTATGTTGGCGAAGCAACTCCTGATGCGTGAATTCCGTTACCTGATTTATCATTCCATATAGATACTGTTGCGCCTGTAGCTGTAGTTGTTCCGCTATTATTATCAGGGTCTGCTCCATCCAACCAGACTCTCAGGCCGCTAGGAGGAGAAAAGGCGGTCTCTGGGATATTTGGCGGCAAATACGACGGTGTATCTATATTCCACTTGCCAATCAAATATGCCTCTATGCTTTGTTTATTCGCCGCTGAAAGTTCTCTGTTATAGAGAATCACTTCAGAAATAGTAACAGAGCCAGGGGAAATATTATTGTTATCTCCAATAATGGTGTTTGCTGCGCTGCTTCCTGTATAGGTCCAGCTTGTTGTTCCGAAAACAGTTCCATTATAGAAAAGAGTGATGAGTGTAGGCGTAATCGTATATGAAAGTAGGAATATCGTATTTTCTGGGATGCTTGTCTCGGGTTCAATATACACATTATTTACATACACGACATCGTCTTTCACGAAGGAAATGGCGATTTTTCTCGCTAACACGGAAACACCAAAGCCTGTATCTAAGAATGTATAGGTGCCTTCTGCCTTGGTAGTTCCA